AGATACAAACGTAGTAGCAAACTTTATAGACATTGTTGCTCGTGACCTATCAGAAGTTATGGCACCACTACCAGCAGTAAACTGTTCTGCTGCTAATGCTGTTAAAGACCGTGCCCGTAAGTTTGCCGATACCCGCACCCGTATTGCTTCTAACTACTTTAATCATTCCGACCTATCAGTCCAGATGTACTCTGGTGCTGACTGGTATCTAACATATGGTTTTCTTCCATTCATTATTGAATTGGATGAAGAAGCAAAGTTGCCTCGCATACGCCTAGAAAACCCAATAGGTGCTTACCCTGAGTTTGACCGCTATGGACGCTGTGTTGCATTTGCTAAAAGATATATGATGACTCTGGGCGAATTGGTTTCGCTATTTCCTGAGTACGAGTACCAACTGCTTGGCAAACTTCGCTATGAGCAGGACCTCAATTCTCAGATTGAAATGATTCGCTATTATGACAAAGACCAATCAATCATTTATCTACCAACTAAAGATAATCTAGTTTTATCAGAGGCTAAGAATCCTCTAGGTAAGATGATGGTTATTGTTGCACGTAAACCATCTATTGATGGCGAGATGCGTGGACAGTTTGACGACATCCTAGGTATCCAATTGCTTCGCAATCGTTTTGCGTTGCTTGCTATGGAGGCTGCAGAGAAATCTGTACAGGCTCCTATTGTGCTACCTGCAGATGTTAACGAGTTACAACTTGGTGGAGATGCGATTATCCGCACACAAAACCCAGCAGGTGTACGTCGTGTTGAACTTACTCTGCCACAAGGTGCGTTTACAGAACAAACATTACTTAATCAAGAAATGCGAGTGGGTGCTCGTTATCCAGAAGGACGTACTGGAAACATTGACGCCTCTATTGTTACTGGTCAAGGTGTACAGGCTCTTATGGGTGCCTTTGATACACAGGTTAAATCAGCACAAGCAATCTTTGCAAGTGCTTTAAGAGATGTTATTCAGATTTGTTTTCAGGTTGATGAGAAGTTATTCCCTGAAGAGAAGACAATTCGTGGCGTTGATGCAGGTTCACCATATGAGATTACATATAATCCAGTAAAAGATATTAAGGGTGATTACTCTGCTGATGTTCGTTACGGTATGTTGGCTGGTCTTAACCCAGCACAGGGACTTATCTTTATGCTACAGGCTCTTGGTGGTGGCTTAATCTCTAAAGATTTGGCTATGCGTGAGTTACCATTTAGCGTAAACGTAACACAAGAACTAGAAAAGATTGAAATTGAGAATATGCGCCAAGCGTTGCTTGGTTCCTTAACAGCATATACACAAGCAATTCCTGCAATGGCTACGCAAGGTGGGGACACATCTGCAATCGTTAAGCAAATTGCAGAGGTTATCAAGATGCGTCAACGTGGTGTAAGTCTTGAAGATGCAATTCAAGCAGTATTTACACCAGAACCTGCCCCTGCAGAACAAGTTCCTCCTGTTGGGGCTGCCCCTTCTATGGTTGAGCAAACGTCCCCTGCTCCCTCTGGCGTCCTAACAGGAGGCGCTCTTCCACCAGAAGTAACAGAAGGTGGACCAGCACCAGACATTATGAGTATTCTTTCAAGCCTAACATCAGGCGGTGAAGCAAACGCAAGCGTAAGAACAATAGCGAGAAGATAATTAAGTGGGGGACTATGACTGCAATTGTTGGTGTTCAGGGTAAAGGCTGGGCTGTTTTAGCAGCAGATACTATGACTACATATTCAGATAGACCTTATGTAGCCAAAGGTTGCGACAAGATAGTTAAAGTTGGAGAGTATTTAGTTGCAGTAGCAGGTGATGCTATAGCAGGAGATATTCTTAATAACTTATGGCAGCCACCTAAAGTAATTAAATCGCAAGACCCAGATAGATTTATGATGATTAGGGTTTTACCATCTATTAAACAAGCGTTAACTGAGGCTGGTTACGACCCAGCACCCAAGACTAAGAATGATGATGATTCAGGTTGGGATGCGTTAGTTTGTTTTAATGGAAAGTTATATCAAGTTAGTGATGACTATGGATATATGCGTGATGATAAAGGTTTATATGGAATTGGTTCAGGCGGTGGTGTCGCTCTTGGCGCATTAGTCGCACTTGATACTGAAAGAAGAACTCACGCTAAAGCAGCAGGTGCTGCTAAGAAAGCAATCAACATAGCAATCCAGTACAACATATGGTGTGGTGGAACTGTAAACATTAAAACACAATTTACAAAGTAGGAGTATGCAATGTCAATGACACAACCTGTAGAAAATCGTGGCGGTGACCGTCCAACTGCTCCTCAAAATAACCCAGCAAATATTAATCCTATGGGTGGCGACGGACAATCTGGTAAAAATTACGCAGGTTTCCCATATGGAGTAAACAAACAATTAAAAGAACAGAAGGAAGGTGCGAAATTGGCAAAAGCCCCAACACCAGCACCAGCATCTGCTACACCAGTTCCTACTGGTAATCCATTAGACGCAATAATGGGAAGTTTTACCCCACTAGATGCTGACTATGAGGGTGATTTACCTATCTCTGATGGTGTACCTACTGGTCGTGGTAGAGGTGAAGAAGCACTTCCTACAAGACTTACAACTCCTCTTGTTGAAACACAAGATATTGAAATAGTTAAAAAGTATTTACCAGATTTATTACAGGCAGCCAGATTACCAGGTGCACCTGACTCATATAAAAGACTTGTTAACTTTGTGAAAGCACAGATATTGTGAAATGGCTAGAAAATTCTTTCTTTGACCATTTTGATAAGTTTGGAAACTCTTTAGGTTACGACAACCTAGGGGTAGCGTTGCTACTCTCAATGGTGCCTTGGGAATCTACAACTGATAGAGATAGATTTATAATGGCTATAACTGAAGATGAAGTTCAGGGTGGCTCTCCATCTACATTTAAACCTGGGACGGTGTAATAATGTCTTTATGGAGTAACTTTTTAGAAACAGGTAAATCAGTAGGAAAAGGTTTAGGCGCTATTACTGGTAGCCTTTTAACTCCTATCCTTACTGGTGGCGCTTCTTTTGGTGCGGGTTCAGTTGCTAAAACTAGACCAGAACTTGCTGCTGCTGCAAACCTTGCTGCCGAATCTGGTATAAAGCAATCAATGAAGGATGCAGGAATTCTTTCTGCTGACCAAGCAATTGCTAAACCAGTTGACCCAATTATGACTGTAGCAAATGCTGCAGAACAATATGTTTTTAGTCCAATTGTTGCACGTCCTATATCTACTGCATTTTTACTGGCTGACCCAAATAGCCCATTATATGAATTAGATAAGTTTCGCAAAGGTTTTCAACCACAAGATATAGTTGATGCTTACGAAAGAACCAAGAAAGTATCTCTTGGTGTATCTTTAACTAAAGCACAAATGATTCCAATTGTGCCATCTATTCAGGCTGGTATTCTTGGTCTTGGTGGAATTGATTTAGATGAAGTTGACCTTTGGAATGACCAAGATGTTAAAGAAAATTTCCAAGACAATGTTGTTGGAAAATGGGTTAGCGGAGCAAACGATTTAATAATTAAAAACGTTGCTATTGATAAAGGTATTAGAGGATTTGCTTCTGTATCAAAAAGCCTTTTAATGAAGGCTGGATTAAGTACTAAAGTTAGAGTTGGCGATATTAATGCCCTACCTCAACTAGAAAAATTGGCTGACGACCACATTAAATTTAAAGCATCTGGTGGACAAGATGGTGCATTAACAGTATTTGGTCAAGATATTGAAAATCTTGCTAACTCAAGTAATATTGTTGAAATTACAAGTATACTAAAACCTTATACTTTAAACCCAAGACTTCCTGCTTTGGTAAGAGAAACAACAGACCCAGCGTTTGTGCGTGACTTACTACTAGCAGATAAAGGTTGGGGTCCTGCTATTGACCGCCTTACTCAAGCAAAAAGACTTGATGATGTTTGGTATTTAGGTAGAGGAACTGAAGAAGTTCAAAACTATTATTTAGCAAACAACAAACTTCCTACATATACAGTAGAACAACGTAACCGTTGGAATCAGGCTTTTGATGATGCTATTGCTAAAGACCCTAAGCACCAAGAAATTTATGATGCTTTCTTAAAAGAAGAGTTAAACCCAGCAACAAATGCTCTTGAGGTTAGCCCTAGATTCTTTGGTAAAAACTATAAACCAATGGAGCCTGTAATTGGTAAGACTGCATTTAATGCAGCACGTACAAGGGCTGGTCAACTTAAGACAGCAAGACTAGAACGTGACTTTTCAAATGTGGGTGGATTTACCCAGACGGTATTAGGTAGCCGTGTGGGTGGACCAGCAACTGTTCTTATCCGTAACTTTGGAACTATGATGCCAAAGGGATTTGTAACTAATTCAGGTATACGTCCTCTTAATGGCGTAGATGAATTAATTGCTGTATTTGATGATGTCCCATTATTTACTCGTGGTGATAGATTAATCACAGCAGATGATTTAACACCTAAAACTGTATCTGAATATCGTAGAGAATTAATTGACAAGTTTGTTTCTGCGCCTACTGATGGTGCTCGTGCTAAAGTTATTGAAGATGCTAATAAAGCCTTGGCTAGAACTATTGCATATTCAAGAGGATATTTTAATACTGAAGTAATTGACAAGTTTGTTGAGACTTTAATGCAAAACGTAAGGTCAGTTCACGGTGATTTGCGTCAATATGGAAGTGCAATGGACCCAACTGGAACACG